ATCGAATGATGCGATTGCTGTAAACCATGACTCTTCGCCCTTCATCTCTGTCTATCCTTGGTCTAGTTCTGGCTTCGGAACTAAGTTTGCTGACCCAGCCACGCTGCCTAATAGCTCCGGTGGCGTCGCTTTTAGCCCTGCTGGAAATGCGATTGCCACGGTGACATCTAGTTCTCCCTTCATCTTTGTTTATGCTTGGAGTGGCGCGGGCTTCGGAACAAAGTTTGCTGACCCAGCAACACTACCTACAGGTCTTGCCCTTAGCGTGGCGTTCAGTCCATCGAATAATGCGATTGCCGTGGCGCACTCCAATTCGCCATTCGTCACAGCATACCCTTGGAGTGGCGCGGGCTTCGGAACAAAGTTTGCTGACCCAGCCACGCTGCCTGCGAGTCAATGTAACGGTGTAGCGTTTAACCCAATAGGCGATGCGATTGCCGTAGCGCACTTTACAACACCATTCGTCACGGTATACCCTTGGAGTGGCGCGGGCTTCGGAACTAAGTACGCAAACCCAGCAACATTACCTGCGAGTACTGGCCGCGGCGTAGCGTTCAGTCCAGCGAATGATGCGATTGCCGTGGCGCACGAGTCTTCACCTTATATCACTGCTTACCCTTGGAGTGGCTCAGGCTTTGGTACTAAATACGCCAACCCAGCAACACTACCTACAGGCGGTGGCCAAGAAGTAGCCTTCACAATCAACCCATAGAAAAGAACACTATGCAGTACGAACAACTTCCAACCGAATATAAATACGACGTACTTGCGGAGGCTATGTATGCCCGTGAGGTTGAGTATTTTCATTATGACTTTGACCGCAAGAACTTTGAGCATTTGTTGGCAAACGCTACAGACAACGAGTTTGCCGCTAACGTAGCTGAACGCCTTGAAGCCACCCGCAAGCAAATGGGTAACGTCATGGGCGTTGTAAACGCTTTGAAGGCACAGATTGACGACACCGACGCATACGCTGCGGCTGTTGAGCGCGTAACAGCAAAACGCAAAGCAAAGGAAGCAGAGGGATGAACCTGTTTTATGTTCAGGCTGATGGCGACACGTTCGTCCGGCACATCCATGATGTTGAGCCAACTCGTTGGGATGAAGACAATTACTGCCGCGTAGCTAATCTGACGCCTGAGCAGCTTGAACAGTTTGGCGTGCATCAGCTTAAGCTGGTTACGCCTCCATATTACGACCCTGCGACGCAGACCCGCGAGCATGCCCCTGCACTGTTAATCAATGGCGTGTGGACGCAGAACTACATCGTGTCAGAACTCGACCCAGAAGATGCTGCTGAAAAGGCTGAAACTCAGTGGGCCGTTGTTCGTGCGGAACGTAACAAACTGTTATCCAGCACGGATTGGTGGGTTACGAAAGCCTCAGAAGTAGGTGCGGCTATCAGTCTAGAACAACTCGTTTACCGTAAAACTTTGCGTGATATAACAAAGCAGGCTGATCCTTTCAGCATCCAGTGGCCTGCGTTGCCACTTATCGGAGAGTAAGATGGCAGCACTTGATTTCCCTACTAGTCCCACGATAGGCCAAGTATACAGTGCCAATGGCGGATCATGGATATGGGACGGCACGGTATGGGTTGGCGGTAATGTAACACCTGTTACCAGCGGCGGCACAGGTGCGACTACGCTTACTTCAGGTTATCTAGTTAAGGGTAATGGTACATCTGCGGTCTCTGCGTCTGTGGTGTACGACAGCGGGACTAACGTCGGGGTAGGCACAGGTTCACCCGCTACTAAATTTGACGTATCCGGCAACATATCGCAGAACATAGTCGCAGTCGCAGCGCTTGATATTAACTGTTCCTTGGGTAACTTCTTTACTAAGACCATCAGCGCGAACAGCACGTTCACGTTTAGCAACGTACCAGCCAGCCGTGCTTTTGCTTTCACGCTCGAACTAACGCAGACTAGCGGCACTGTAACATGGCCTGCAGCCGTGCGTTGGCCCGGGGGAACTGCCCCCTCGCTCACTACTAACCGCATTCAGTTGTTCACTTTTGTCACTGACAACGGCGGCACTGTCTGGCTCGGTGCATCTCAGACGAACTACACGGCGTAAGGCGATGGATAGCGTATCTCGCGCATTGCTGATGGTTGGCGGCGCAAGTGGGCCACCTCCGGGACAACAGGCTTACACCACAGCTGGGACTTTCTCGTGGGTAGCTCCTGCGGGAGTAACAAGCGTTTGTGTTGTTTGCGTGGGCGGCGGAACAGGTGGATCGGGCGGAGCAGGCGGCGGCCTTGGTTGGAAAAATAATATTACGGTAACTCCCGGCACATCCTACACAGTGCAAGTTGGTGCTGGGGGTGCTTACGGCTATGAGTCAACGGGCTCCCTCGGCGGCACTAGTTCTTTCATTAACACAGGGACGGTAAGCGGCGGTAATGGGACTCCGGGGGGAGTGGGAGGTACATATGTTGGAGATGGCGGCGGCAACGGCGGTAATAGCGCTACAAGTGATAGTCGCGGCGGTGGGGGAGCGGGAGGCTATACTGGCGCTGGAGGAGCGGGGGGGACTAGTAATGTAGGGAGTTCCGGGGCTGGCGGCGGCGGCGGCGGCGGTGCGGTTGGCTCCAATATATATGCATACCCCGATTACCTTCAGGCAGGCGGCGGTGGCGGCGGCGGTGTTGGTATACTCGGTCAAGGCGCATCAGGGGCGGGTGGGGATACCCTTAGCGCAGGGGGCGGTGGTGGTTCCGGTGGGAATGCGGGGACTGCTGGTGGTTATTACTCTGGCCAAAGCGGTGGAAATTATGGCGGAGGCGGAGGTGGCTGGGGCTACTACTATAACTACGAGACTGGCGATTTTTCCCCCAGCGTCGGCGGCAACGGCGCTGGTGGCGCAGTCCGCATTATTTGGGGCGCAGGACGCGCTTTCCCGTCAACTAACACAGGAAACTTATAATGAACGTAATTCAGATTGACGAAAACGGCGTGGCTTATGGCTATCCAGTTCTCGCAGACAATTTTCGGATGCTGTTTCCAACAGTATCTTTTCCTAACCCGCTTACGACTGAGGCTGTTGAGAGTTTTGGTTTTGGCTGTTACGACTTTGCATCGCAGCCTGAATGTGAGCCAACGCAGAAGGTGGTTGAAGTTGCTCCTCGGAAGGGTGAGGACGGTATCTACCGCCAGACCTATGAGATTGTAGAACTCACTGAAAGCGAACTTGCTGCCCGTACACAAGCGCAGTGGGCGTTTATTCGTGGAGATCGCAACCGCCGTTTATCGACCTGTGATTGGACACAGCTTCCTGACGCTTCGGCAGACGCCGCAACTTGGGCCATATACCGCCAAGAACTGCGCGACATCACAACTCAAAGTGACCCATTCAACATTGTTTGGCCTGTCGTCCCTAGCCGCGTATAAGGAAACTAACGTGGTTAACGTCAAACCATATGCACTGTTTCTAGCTTTGCTGGCCCTCATGGGCTGCGAAGACCGCTATCGCTATGACTGCCAAGACCCAGAAAACTGGCAGGAGGAAATCTGCAAGAAGCCCAAGTGCATCGCTATGGGCTATTGCACCGAATGGCTAATTGATACGGGTGAAGAGAAAGAGCATGAAGCCGAGAAGTGAATGGTCGCCAGAGGAAATGCTGCGGTTCATCGTCGGCATTGTCCTGTCGCTAACACTGACGTTTATTGTGGCTACAGTGTTATACTCGCTGGTGTTTGTGTCGCAGCCGATGGAGGGGCAGTCCCCGAATGACGCTGAGTTTTTTAAGCTGATTAACCCGATAGCGACGTTCATCGTCGGGGCGTTGGCAGGATTGATGGCGGGTCAGGGCAACGGCTCAATGACGTCGAAGCCCCCAGAGAAGATTGAAGGAGAAGAAGATGAGCTTCCTAAATAGTTTTGAGAGCAAGGGTGAAGGCGTTAACGACACCGTTGAGTTTGTCGTGCGTGTGGCAATCGTCACGCTGGCGGCAGTTATCCTTGTCGTTGTGCTGACACTAGCCGTTGGCCTGTTTATGCCTAATGACGTTATAGAAAGCACCGCCATCCTTGAGATGGTCAACCCCGCCTTCCAGACCATCATCGGTGCGTTTGTAGGGTTACTTGGTGGCCTGAGCCTCAACGCCAATGCGCGGGACAAAGAGCCTGAGCCAGAAGCGCCGCTTGAACTGGACACGCCTGCGCCAGAACCAGAAGCACCCAAGCCATATAGCGACCCTCAAGGCACGGTCTTCATCGACGAGCCTGAAGATGACGATGATGACGACATGGAGCCTTGGGAGAAGTACCGCAACGATCTGCGCTATGATGCCAACGGCGACGGCGTGGTTGACGAAAACGACTTTCCTGATTGGCGGAGTGCCGGACAATGAGCCTTGTAAATCTTCAAAAGAAAATCGGAGTGACCGCAGATGGCGCATTTGGTCCGGGTACATTTAAGGCGGCTGCGGCTTTTTATAAACTATCACCTGATCGGGCTGCACATTTTTTTGCTCAAACGGCGCATGAGTCGGGCAACTTCAAAGCGTTCAGCGAGAACCTGAACTACGGCGCGAAAGGTCTACGCAGCATCTTCCGCAAGTACTTCCCGACCGACGCACTGGCGCGCGCTTACGAGCGCAAGCCGGCAAAGATTGCTAACCGTGTCTATGCCAACCGCATGGGCAACGGCGACGAAGCGTCAGGCGAAGGGTGGCTGTACAAAGGACGAGGCCCCCTCCAACTCACGGGCAAGAACAACTACCGCGCATTCGGTCGGTACATTGGCCGCGAACAAGAGGTGCTAGACAATCCAGACCTTGTGGCTACCGAACTCGGCTTTGAAAGCGCCCTGTGGTTCTTTGACGCAAACAAGCTGTGGTCCATCTGCGACCAAGGCATCAATGACGCTGCAATTCTTGCGCTGACAAAGCGTATTAATGGTGGTACACATGGCCTCGACGACCGCAAACTGAAGACTAAGAAGTACGCTACTTGGCTCTAAGGAGAACGACGATGGATTTTAAGAGCACACTGAAGAAAGAAGTTGAAAAGGCGATCCTCAAGAAAGCCGCAGGTAAGATACTTCCTATGGACGGCGAAAAGCCAAAGATGGGTTGGAAAGTTAAGTTGGCTGGTATCCTCGCCACCATCGCTACTGTCGCTGCCGCTGCTTCGCAATACCTAGGCAACTAAGACTAACCTAAACCCTTAACTATAGGAAGGAGGGAGGCTAAATAATGTTCGGTTTCTCTCCTTTCGCCACTACGGCTTTTTCCGATGCTGCAGGTAAGCAGTCGGTAGTCGTTACGTTAGTCGGATTTGAGCTTAATGTAATCGACGATGGTGTAGGCGTAGCTGCTGACGGCGGTATATCAGTAGACCCTAACGACGACGTTGGTACTGGTCTTATCGGTACCGTATCAGTTGTAGCCGATAACAGCGCCGTGGCATCTTCTGTATCGGCAGAAGGTCTTGTTGGTTCTGTGTCCATAAGGGCGCTAGCTTCCACTGCACTTACCTCAGTATCTGCTGAAGGTGTTATAGGTACCGCTAATGTAGCGGTAAATAAGCCTGTGCCGGTTTCTGGTGTGGTTGCGTCAGGTGCGGTAGGTTCGGTGATTGTTTCGAGTAGCGTACTTACCAGCGTAACTGGCCTACAAGCTTCCGCTCTACTCAACTCGGTTTCCACTGGGGTGTTTAAACGCGTATTTGTGTCGGGCGTTACCGCTACCGGTCAGGTAGGAACCCCTATTGCAGGGGGTATTTGTAATGTAGACGTTGTTGGTGTACAAGCCGCAGCACGAGTTAAAAGCACTTTAGTGTGGAGCATTATCAATGATAACCAAACACCGAATTGGGTGCAAATCCCCACGTAAGGACTGAACATGCCAAGTACCTATAGCAATCTTAAAATTCAGCTAATGGCCACAGGTGAGAACAATACCACGTGGGGTAACGTCACGAACGACAACCTTGGTGTGGCTATCGAGGAAGCTATCGTTGGCTCTGCTGATGTGACCTTCTCCAGTGGTAACGTAACGCTGGCGCTAACTAATACAAATGCTTCGCAGACGGCGCGCAACGTGCGCCTACGCTGCACAGGGACCACTGGTGGCGCTCGCAACCTCATCGTGCCTGCTATCGAAAAGGTCTACATCGTACAGAACGACTGTGCTGATGCAATTACAATTAAGAATGCTACCGGCACAGGTATCGCAGTTCCAGCGGGTAAGACACTGTGGGTCTACAACGACGG